TGGAAAGAATGTAATCTTAGATGGAAAAACATATCTTTTAGTACGAGAATCAGAAATAGCATTAGTATCAGTTTAATATAAAAATAATATGTATCAAGCAATTGGTTATGATAAAAAGTCTAATACTATACACGTATGGGATGATGAGTTAGGTTATCAAAAGTTTAATTTTAAACCTTATGCATATGTTCCTCATGTTTCTGGTAAATATCAATCATTAGATGGCACAAAATTAAAACGTGTTACTGGCAATCATAAAGATAATCCAAATGCATATGAATCTGATTTAAATGAAGAAGTTCGTACACTTATTGATTTATACCATGAGTCTGATTTAGTATCTACAGGACATCGAGATTTCTTTTTTGATATAGAAGTTGAAAGAGATGAAAATGGATATTCCACGCCCACCGAAGCTAGAAATAAAATAACTTCGATAGCATATCATGATAAATTAGGAAAAGATCGAAAAGTATTAGTATTAGATGAAGATAATCGATTATCAGAAAATAAGATACATGGAGATAATTATACGGTTGAAGTTTTTGATAATGAAGCCAATCTATTAACTAAATTTATTAATTATTTTAGTGAAATTTCTCCTACTGTTATAACCGGGTGGAATACAGATGGATTTGATATTCCATATCTGCTTAATAGAATTAAAAAAATATTAGGAGCTCAAGCAATAAAAAAACTATCTCCTGCAGGAATTGTTCATTGGAATAAACACCGAGAGCAATATAAAATCTTTGGAGTATCAAGTTTAGATTATATAAAATTATATAAAAACTTTACATACACAGAACTTCCTAATTATCGATTAGACACAGTTGGTAAACAAGAATTAGGCAAAGGTAAAATTGAATATGATGGCGATTTAAATGAATTATTTGAAACTGATATTCACAAGTTTATTGAATATAACATGACAGATGTTGATTTGGTTTATGAAATGGATGAAAAGTTACAATTATTAAATTTAGCTAGAACTATATGTCATAAAGGACATGTTCCATATGAAGATGTATATTATGCATCTAAATATTTAGATGGTGCAGCAGTAGTAGATTTAAAAAGAAACGGATTAGTTGCTCCAAATAAACAATTTAGATTTGTACAAGAAGAAAAACAAGACGCATTAGCTGGAGCATATGTTATGCCTCCTATTCCTGGATTATATAAATGGATATATGATTTAGATTTAACTTCTCTATATCCTAGTATTATTATGAGTTTAAATATATCTCCAGAAACTAAAATAGGAGTTATTAATAATTGGGATGAACATTGTCTTTTAAATAAAGAACCTGTTGCAGTTAAAATGGGATATGATGATATTCCTGATATTAAACAATGGTTACAAGAAAATAATTATACAATAGCAACAAATGGAGCTGTATACCAGACTACCAAAAAAGGATTTCTTCCTACTATATTAGAAAAGTGGTTTGATGAGCGGGTTGAATTTAAAACAGAAAGAGATAATCATGAAGTTGGATCTGAAAAATATAAATTTTATGATGCAATGCAACTTACACAAAAAGTACTACTTAATTCGTTTTATGGAGTATTAGGATTAAAAACATTTAGATTTCATGATTTAGATAATGCCGGAGCCATTACAGCAACAGGCCAAAGCGTAATTAAATTTTCAGCAAAAGTAATTAATGCATATTATGCAAAAGAGGTAGGCAAAGATCATTTTATTAATCCTACTGGTCATAAAGCAGAATTTTCATTTTATACAGATACTGATTCAACATTTGTATCTAGTTTACCTTTAATAGAAAAACGATATCCTAATTATGATGAAACTGACGAACAATTCATGATTGAAAAGACTAATGAAGTTGCAAATGAAATACAAAAACATGTAAATATAATGTATGATAAATATGCAGATGTATTTCATAATACTAAAACTCATCGTTGGCAAATTAAACAAGAATATGTTGCAAAGTCTGGGGTATGGATTGCAAAGAAAAGATATGCTCAGTGGGTTATTTTTAAAGAAGGTAAGCCAACTAATAAAATTGATATAAAAGGATTAGATGTAGTTAGATCGTCTTTCCCTACAGATTTTAAAAAGATAATGAAAGAAACATTATGGCATATTCTTAAACAAAATGGAAAAACTGCTACTACGGATATGATTCATGATTTTAAAAAACAAATACAAACATCACCTGTTGTAAATGTAATGAAAAATTCTGGTGTAAAAGCTATATCAAAATATACTAAAAACAGAAAACCATTTACGGGGTATCTATTAGGAACACCTGCACATGTAAAATCTGCAATAAATTATAATGACTTATTGCATAAATATAATATTAAAGATATAGATCCTATTTTTAATGGAGAAAAGATTAAATGGATTTATCTTAAAAATAATCCTTTTGGGTTTGATACAATAGCATTACGGGGTTATGAAGATCCTAAACAAATAGTTGATTTTGTAGAAACATATGTAGATCGAAATAAAACATTTCAACGAGAGTTACAAAATAAATTAGATGATTTTTATACTGCAATGAATTGGGGTAAATTTCCAGAAAATAATTCAGTAAATAAATTCTTTTCCTTTGGAAATTAATAATAAAATTATTATATTAAAAATAAAAATATATGTACGGTAAGAATCAATGGCGAGGTAGAGAAGTAGAAGGCCGTTATTCTGATATGATGACATGGTTTGTTCGTTCATTGAATGAAGATCAAGATTTAGATGTTACATTTACAGATTATCCTCATTATTATTTTACTATTGAATATATGAATAAAATATTTTTATCTGATTATGACATGATACCAGAATTAGAAACTATAAGACATATATTAGATTCAACTAATAATGTAGTTACAATTGAAGCGGATAAGCATACCTTAGATGAGCTACCACCTGACTTGGTTAATAGATGTCATATTATATACCGTATACAAGATAATGCATTACAAAAACTAAAAGATACCGATACATTAAGTATAGATGCTGGTTGGTATCGTGTTCATCAAATCATGAAATGTAATATGATGGAAATGAATCCTGACAATTATAAATTTGACGAACAATCATGAAATATTCAGTAGTAGTATCATTTAGCATAGAAGGATTTCATTGCTGGCCAGAAGCTAAAGAAGAATTTCCAGAAGTAGCATTTTTATCTGACAATCATCGACATCAATTTGGATTTCGTTGTTATGCTTCAGTAAGTCACACAGATAGAGATGAAGAATTTATTTTAATGCAAAGAAGAATAAAAAAACAATTAAGAACAAATTTTGGTGGTAATATATTAAAGTTTGGTCGAATGAGTTGTGAGGATATTGGAGAGTGGTTATTAAATAATAATCCTGGTTACTTATACAAAGTTGAAGTATGGGAAGATTGGGAAAATGGTGCAATAGTAGAAAGATGAAAAACATATTTTATTTTGGATTAGAGCCATTAAAGGCAAGATATACTTATCAGTTATCTAAAGAATGGATGCCAGCTACATTTCAACCTTATGTTGATGCTGGTAAAATTAAATTTATAGATGTGGAGGGGGAGTTTGACCCTGATCAGCAAATTAAAGTAGGAGCTGTATTAGATGCAGTAGGTAGAGGAAAGTTTGCTATGAGTCAATGTAGCAATTTTTTGGATATGCTTAATAAAGATATGGTTAAAAATGGCGATGTTATATTTTTGCAAGATTATTGGCATCCTGGAATTGAGTCTATATTATATGCATTAGATTTATACGGTATTTCAATTGAAATATATGCAATGCTTCACGCACAAAGTGTAGATGAATATGATTTTACATACCCTATGAGACATTGGATGAGAGGATTTGAATTAGGACTCGATAAAAGAATGACCGGTATATTTGTTGGTAGCACTATACACAAAGAACAATTAAGACAAGCTGGTTTTGAAGCTCCAATTCACGTAGTGTCATTACCAATACATAAAGAATTAACAGAAGCTAAATTAAAAGATATATTACCGGAAAGGAAACCATGTAATGTTATATATTCTAGCAGATTAGACAAAGAAAAGAATCCATTTTTTATGTTGTCAGTTGCAGAACAATTTTTAAAAAAATTACCTTCTGCAGAATGGCACGTCACTACATCCGGTAAAGAATTTAAATCAATGATGCCTGGAGTTATAGATGCAATGGAAGAATTAGCTCAAAGACAACCTAGATTTAAATTATTAAATAATCTTACTAAAGAAGAATATTATACTGAATTAGCAAGTGCCAGAATACAATTTAATTGTGCTCTTCAAGATTATGTTTCTTGGACGGTGTTAGAAGCAACGACATTTGGTTGTGATTTAGTATATCCAAATTTTAGATCATTTCCAGAATTTATACCACCTGATCGATTATATACTGCATTTAATGTTAATTCAGCAGTTATTAGATTACGAGAAGTTATGACAAAAACAGACCCAGCTTATAATATAACATATTTAAGTGATTTAGGACGACAAATGGAAGGTCATATAGTAACAAATGGAATTGATCATGAAATAAATATATGGCATGAATCAGAATATTGTAAACGACTTTTAAATAAAAAATAAGGAATAATTATGAAAATTAATCAACAAGGAATCGAAGAAATAAAAAATACTATCGAAACACCATTAATTGGTTTAGCAAATAAATTAGATAAAAAAGGATATCTAAAAAAAGATGTAGCAGAAATAGTTACTTTTATATTAAATAATATACAAAAAATAGAAAATCCAAAAAGTCAATGGGAAATTATAGAGTAATGGATAAAAATTTTATATATTTTCCTTCGTTATCTGCAGGATCAATGGTATCTGCTTTTAAAAAGAATACTAAATTTGAAGACGGAACTACAACAAGATTCTTTTCTTCAGAATATCCTGCAGATTGGAGACATCCTTATTTTTTAATTACAGCAGGTCATCATTATAAAAAAATGGATTTCCGGCAACAAATAGGATTAGAAGATGATGTATTTGTATTTGGAGATAGTGGCGGATTTCAAATAGCAACTGGTGCTTTAAAATGGGATACTACAATACGAGAAAAAATATTTCATTGGCTTGAAGCTAACTCAGATGTAGCAGCTAATTTAGATATACCACCTAGAGCTACATATGAAAATAGATTTAATGATTCTATGAACATTAGTTTTGATAATTTTAAATGGTTTGAAAAACATCAAAGTGGAAAAACTAAATTTTTAAATGTTATTCAAGGTACATATAGTGAAGAATATCATGAATGGTATCATAAATTTAAAGATTTTGATTTTAATGGCTGGTGTATTGGAGGTCCTAAAAAATTAGTAGACTTTATGTATGTTGTTGCATTAATGTTAAAAGAAAGAGAATTTGAAAAGAAACATGTACAATTTATTCATTTATTAGGAATAAGTAAAATATCAGACTTTTATATATTATCGACATTACAGAAGTTATTAAATGAATATACAAATGGACGAGTACAATTATCAACAGATTCATCTTCTCCAGGACAATATCCAGTATTTGGAACATATTTACATTCTGGAAATCATAAGACCCAAACATTTACAGAATTATATTTTCCTAAAAATGCAGAATATCGTAGAAAAACTCATATTAAACAAGGAAAAGAAAGTGTAACTATAGATAAAACTAAACATGTTCCTTGTAGTTTAGATTGCCCGGCATGTAAAGATTTTACATATGATTATTTGGGAGGACAGACATCAACAGGGTTAGATAGATATTCTCAAGAAGGTATGCCTAGAATGGTTATACATAATACTCATCTATATGTAAAAATAGCAGAAGAAATCAATCAAATGGTTGATAGTCATGTAGAATTATTAGAAACTGCAATACCCACTCAATTATTTAATGTAATTTTATCATTACACGAAATGTTTGCAGATCCAGATAATGCATTAAATGTTTATGCAACATATAAAAAGACATATAAAAAGTTTGGAGGAGATAGTATTTCTACTACAGACGCAAATAAGTTTAACGAATTTTTTAAATTATAAAAAGTAACAAATGGAAAAAAGTAAATTACAATCTTTTATCAACAGATATTATCTTGCTGGAAATTGTGAAGCAGTTGTTCTTAAAAATAACACAGACACAGTTTGTTGTGATTTAATAGACGCTGATCAAACAGTAGTTGGTAAAGTAAAATGGAAAACAGATCCGTTCATGAATGGAGAATTAGGAATTAATCACACCGGCGCATTAATAAAAATGTTATCAGCTGTAGGTGAAAATTTAAATATCGATGTTCAAGAAGCTGCAGGTAAAAATTATGCAATGAAAATATCAGAAGGTACCACTAAAGCAACATTTATGTTAGCAGATACAACAGTAATACCTGGAGTTCCTGCTATTAATGCAGAACCTGAATATCAAGTTACAATTGATTTAAATGATGAATTTACATCTAAATTTATAAAAGCAAAAAATGCTTTACCAGATGCTAATAATTTTGCAGTGCAAGTGCAACAAGGAAAAATTAAATTCATCATTAATTATTCAACGATTAATTCAGATAATATTTCTTTTGAAATTGATGGAGGGACTAATGAAATGGAACCAATATGTTTTTCTGCAGATAAACTTAAAGAAGTTCTTGTAGCAAATAAAGGAGACTCTGGTAAAATGTATATTTCGCCAGATGGATTAGCTCGTATAGATTTTACGGGAAATGATTTTGATTCAAATTATTGGTTAGTTCAATTACAAAATTAATTATGTTTGCAACAAAAGAAAATACATTATGGGTAGAATCATTTCGCCCAGATACATTAGATGGCTATATTGGTAATGAGCATATTATTGATAAAGTTAAAATTTTTATTGAAAACGGAGACGTTCCTCATTTATTATTTTACGGTCCTGCAGGAACAGGAAAAACTACTTTATCTAAAATTATTGCAAATTCAGTAGACGCTGATATAATGTATATAAATGCATCAGATGAAAACTCAGTAGACGCCGTTAGAGATAAGATAAAAAGATATGCTTCAACTGTTGGATTTAAACGATGGAAAATAATCATATTAGATGAAGCAGATTATCTAACACCTAATGCACAAGCTGCATTACGTAATTTAATGGAAACATATAGCAAAACTACAAGATTTATATTAACATGTAATTACGTTGAAAAAATTATAGATCCAATACAATCCAGATGTCAGACATTTGCTATTACTCCTCCTAATAAAACAGATGTAGCACAGAGGTTAGTAACAGTATTAACTGACAATGAAGTTGAATTTGATGTTAAAGATATTGCTGTAATTATTAATTCCAGTTATCCAGATATTCGTCGTGCAATTAATTCTGCACAAAGCCACGTTGTAAAAAATAAATTAGTTTTAGACAAAAATAGTGTCGCACAAGCTAATTATATGACAGAGGTATTAGATATATTAAAAAATGAAAAAAATAAAAAGCAATCATTTACTAAAATAAGACAAAAAATAGCTGATAGTAAAGTTAGAGATTTTACTGCACTATATAGATTTTTATTTGATAATTTAGATGAATTTGCTATAGGACATATTGCTCCGGTTATACTAATTATAGCTGAAGCTCAATACCAAGATGCCATGGTAGTTGATCATGAAATAAATGCCATGGCCATGTTTGTTAAACTTTTAAATGAGATATAAATTATGATGGACTTAAACCCAAAAATCAAACCGTCGGATATGAAGCCGATAACATGCGATAATTGTGGAGGTGTATACTTTCGACAAGTTTTAGCAATTAATAAAGTTTCTAAATTATTAACAGGTGAAGCACAAGACTCGGTAATACCAATACCTACATTTCGTTGCGATGATTGTGGCTTTATACCAGAAGAATTTAGACCAGTTGAACAAGAAAAAGAAGACGATATTAAATCAAATGATAAATGAAAATACATAAAGATTTAGTAAGTATAGTTTTTAAAACATCTAATAGGTCTAATGCTAGAACAAAAATTAAAACTTTCCGGAATAAATGTATAGATGATATACTTAACCAAAAGAAAATAATTGGAATACCCGAAAATGCAATTATATTAGAAATTGGAATGGGCAAACGTTTAAAGGAAAAATATATACAAAAATATAAATTATAATATGTCAAAAAAACCTGCAACTATATTTGATTTTATTGCTGGGATAACCCATAAAAAGAAAGATTGGAATAAATATTCTGATATAGACCAAAAGAAATTTTCTCCATTCATCGTTAATAGATGGCTATCAATGAGACAAGAATTAGTTGAAATAATCAATGCATTTCAACATTTTACTATAGGCACGTTGTCTCCAAAAGACACTTATCGATTATATCATGATATGTTACCTCAATCTAAAAGCTTTGCAAAATATATAAAAGGGAAAGCTGCAGATAAATACAATAAAGAGTTAGTTAAACAATTAGCAGAGCATTATCAAATAAGTCAATCTGAAGCTACTGAATATATTGGATTAATGAACAAAGAAAAATGTGAATATATTTTAACATTATATGGATATTCATTAACAGATAAAAAACGATTATTAAAAGGTATAAAATAATTGGATATTATTGTAAAATTTATTATTATATAAATAATGAAAAGCGGCAATTATATTAATCCAATTTATAAGTTATCCTTAAGGGATGCAACACAAGTACCTAGACGTATATCATACTCACAATGGTCAATGTATGAAAAATGTCCTAAACAATGGAAATTATCATATATAGACGGATTAGCTCCATTTAATTATGGCATTAATTTAAGTTTTGGTACTGCATTTCATGAAACACTTCAAGACTATTTAACCATATTATATACAGACTCAGTTAAACAAGCAGATAAATTAGATTTATCTACGATGTTAATTAATAATTTAAGAAAAGAATATACTGAATCTGTAGAAAAAAATAATGGAGAACATTTTTCTAATCCTGACGAATTAACTGAATATTTAGAAGATGGTATTGCTATATTAGATTGGTTTAAAAAGAAACGAGCTCAATATTTTTCTACTAAAAATTATGAATTAGTTGGAATCGAAGTTGAATTATGTTCTCAAGCTTCTGAAGAAAATTCGTCTGTATATTGGTATGGATTTATAGATTTAGTTGTTAGACATATTCCAACTAATAGTATAACTATATATGATATAAAAACTAGCCGAATGGGTTGGAATAAATGGCAAAAAGCAGATAATATAAAATCAGCACAATTAGTTGCATATAAAAATTATTTTTCTAAACAATTTGGAATACCTAAAGAAAAAATAGATGTTGAATTTTTTATAGTTAAAAGAAAATTAATTGAAAATTCAATGTTTCCACAAAAACGTATACAAATTCACAGACCAGCAGCTGGTACTGTTACTCAAAGAAAAGTTCAAAAAAGTATAGATGCATTTATATCAAATTGTTTTGATGAAGACGGAAATAAAAATACCTCCGCTAACTATTTAGCAATTGCCGGCAAAGGTAATAAACATTGCAAATGGTGCCCATTTAAAACAGATGAAGTTAATTGTCCAAAACAGGAGAGAATACGAGAATGAAACAAGTAGCGGTACTAGGAAATACAAATTGGCAAAATCGAAGAAAAGTTCAAAAAACTTTAACAGAACTTAAACATCGTTTCGGTGATGATGTTACTGTATTAGGAGCAGGAGGAAAAGAAGGTGCCAATAGTATGGTTAGAAAATATACATTAGAATTTGGATTGAAATATCAAGAATATAATCCATCATTTTCAGGATATAATTTATATTCAGCCATGCCCAAATCATATTACGGAAAACAATATCATTTCAGTCAATTACATCATAGAATGAAATTATTAGCACAAAATTGTGATTACATGATTATTATGACTAACGAAGAAAAATTAGATCCTGTATTAAAAACAGCATATACTAACATAAATAAACTAAAAAAACCAGTAGTTATTTTAGGTTAATAATATTTATATAAAAGTTATAAAAGTAAAAGGTTACAATGGAAATAAAATTGCCAAAATTAAAAAAAATAGACTCCACTACTCCTAAAATTAAAAAGAAAAAAATTTTATTACTTTCAGATGATTTAAGATTGCCATCTGGAATAGGTACTATTAGTAAAGAAATAATTTTAAATACAGTAAAAGAATATGATTGGGTTCAATTAGGAGCAGCACTTAAACATCCGGATCATGCTAAAGGGGTAGACGTATCTACAGAATTCGCAAAAGAATCCGGAATACACGATGCATCAGTAAAAATTATTCCGTGGTCTGGTTATGGAGATAGAAATATATTATTTGCATTACTGACACAAGAAAAACCAGATGCTATTTTTCATTTTACTGATCCTAGATATTGGACGTGGCTATATCAAATAGAACATGAAATTAAAACAACATACGGAATACCTATTATTTATTATTCTATATGGGATGATCTCCCATATCCAATGTGGAATGCTCCATTTTATGCAAGTTGTGATCTTATTATGGGTATAAGTAGTCAGTCTGATAACATCCACCGGGAAGTTTTAACTCAAAATGGATTTAATGTTATAAATTATGATAAAGATAATAAATTAGATCAATTTAAATATTCAGATACTACAATTACTGGATATGTTCCTCATGGATTAAATCATAATATATTTAAACCATTAGATGATTCTGATGAATTATATAAAAAATTACATAAAGAGATTAAATTAAAAAATAATGTAGATTTTATTGTATTTTGGAATAATCGAAATATAAGAAGAAAACAACCAGGAGATGTAATATTATCATTTAAAACATTTGTTGATAAATTACCAAAAGAAGATCAATCTAGAGTAGCATTATTAATGCATACTGTTGTTGTAGATAGCAATGGAACAGATTTAAGAGCGATCGGAGACATATTAGCACCAAATTGTAAAATATTATTTTCTGAATCAAAATTATCCGCACCTGAATTAAACGCAATGTATAATGTAGCAGATGTCGTTATTAATATAGCATCAAATGAAGGATGGGGACTCAGTAGTACAGAAGCATTATTATCTGAAACTCCAATTATTAATAATGTAACTGGCGGATTACAAGATCAATGCGGCTTTTTAGATGAAAATGGAAAATGGCTACAATTTACAGGTGATTTCGCAACAAATCACCGAGGCAACTATAAAACACATGGCCGTTGGGTGGCTCCTGTTTTTCCTAGCAATAGATCATTACAAGGATCTCCAGCTACACCATATATTTTTGATGATAGAGTCAAATTTGAAGATGTAGCTAATGCTATTATGCAATGGTGGGAAACACCACCCGATGTTAGAAAAGATTGTGGCGCTGCTGGAAGATCATTTTGTTTAGAAAATGGATTAACCGGACAACAAATGGGAAATAAAATGATCGAAATGATTAATTATTTATTTGAAGTACCAAAACAACCAAA